ACTGGGAGAACTGCTACAGGTTTCTTCAGTTGGAGAAATTGATTTAAAACCTAATATTAATGTAAGCATAAAGTTGCGAGAAGGTATATACGCATTTTACGATAACTATGCGATCTCTGGCTTCATTCTAACAGTATCAGACAATATTTATACTGATAGAAGTAAGATTATTGCAGGTGAAAAATCACCCAGTTTATCTATTAAGTTTGGTTCAAATGGTGTAACTTTTCAGTCTAATGCTGGCCGAAAACTTCATTATAGGCTATTAGCATATTATAAGTAATTTGTCGTATCGGGTGGCACCGGCTTGTACCGGACCACCCGTTTTTTAATCCTATGTCAACGAAAAAGTTTGCCATTTACCCCAACTACCGACCCAATATAGCCTGATCTTAATCAATTGCCCCGAATAGGTTGCTTGAAACCCTATTTTTTGAACATCATTTGTCCCTATAAATATAACAGCATTTTGCCCATCACCACTTTCGAATGGAGAATTAGATGTTGATTTAGTTGTTTTCCGAATCCCATTCCATGTAAATGTATTGTAATCTTCAATGGGATTAACATCTCTATCGAAGAACTGTTCCATAGGCATTAGTCCATCTTTCTTGGCTGTAGCAACACCAATCAGTTCTCCCAGCTCTCGTTTCGAATAGATTTTATGTCAATATATAGATACCCAATCATACCATTTTCCATTATCTCTACCTGTCCTAAAATATGCATTTCCGTATAAGCCATTACCTAATAACTGAATTCTTTGTCCTGCTGAGAATACTATTAAGATTCCGTATTTAATACCTTTCCCATTTAGCGCCCCTGTTGTAGGGGCACTAATTTCATAGATTCCTGATGTTAATACATTATTTAAGTCATCTGCTTCTGTTAATCTCCCTTTATTCATGAACGGAAACAGCTTCAAATTATTCATCAGTTCTCCCAGAAGCATTTTTTGTGGTTTATTTTGTAAATACAGAAGATTTTTTTAACTTTAAAACAAAAAGTTGAGTATGTTAGAGAAGATCAGATACCGTTTGGTTTATAACCGACAAAACAGACTAAATCGACAGGGAACCGCATTAGTACAGATTGAAGCCTATCTTAACCAGCGGAAATCATATTTTAAAACAAATATCTACCTAAAACCGGAGTGTTGGAGTAAGGATGGTGCCCAAGTTATCAACCATCCGCAGTCAAATGAACTTAACGCAATGCTATACGAAAAAATACTGGAGTTGCAGGCTATAGAACTTAGCTATTGGAAAAGAGGGCTTGAATCAAACCTTTCCACGTTAAAGGAGGCTGTAAAAAAGGGAATTAAACCAGTTGTGTCGTTTTTAAAATTTGCAATACAAGCGATAGAGAATTCTGATAGAAAACCGGGAACCAAGGATAACATGCTGGGCACGGTAGCCACTTTGAAGGAATTTCGGAACGTGATAGAGTTCACAGACATCAATTATACGTTTCTAAAGGAGTTTGACGCATTTTTGCGAAACAAGAATTTGAAAGTAAACACAGTCGGAAAGCACATGAGAATACTTCGTACATTGGTTAACGAAGCAATAAACGAAGGTTATATATTACAGGAGGCATACCCTTTCCGTAAGTTCAAGATCAAGAAAGAGAAGAAAGAACATAACTTCTTGATGCCCGCAGACTTGGAGAAACTGGAGAATCTTGAACTGCCGGACAGGAAGAACAACAGCCGGCACATACTGGACGCATTTCTTTTCTGCTGCTATTGTGGGCTGAGATTTTCTGATTTTAAACAATTGACTTATAAAAATCTCGTAACAGTTGACGGAAAGGAATGGCTAGTTATGAATAGCATCAAAACAGGCGTAAAACTCAATATTCCGCTATATCTGCTGTTTAACGGAAAGGCACTGGGCATAATGCGGAAGTACGACAGCATCGAACAACCGGCTGCATTAGGTTGCAATTCGGACACTAATCGGACATTGCAGAAATTGGGAAGGATGGCGCATATCGGCAAGAAGTTCACCTACCATACCAGCAGACACACTTGTGCTACTCTCTTGGTTCACCAAGGCGTTCCGATAACCACCGTCCAAAAACTCTTGGGGCATACATCGGTCAAGACAACAGAGATATATTCGGAAGTGTTTGATGAAACGATCATCAAGGATCTGACAAGGGCTAACCAGAAGTATTCTAAACGTAGAAATGTAAAACAAAATCAAATAAAATCTCAAAAATCCCCGGAAAAATACATCAGGCAGTAGAAATCTATAAAAGCTATCTGTTTTATACTTGTTTTTCCGATCCCATTCCATAACATTCGTTTCCTGTCAATAAAAATACAAACTCGCCAGTCTTGCTGTTCTATTAATTCTCTTCATTCATCTTGCAAGTAAAAATATTGCATTAATGGCAATTTTTTAAGAAGATTGGTTTTTGTTTCAAAATTGGCTCCTTATAACTAATTAATATAATTTTCTTTTTGTATTTCGTTTTAGAATTGATATCTTTGCTATTGTCTTCTCGAGAGAATGGGATAGAGAGTAGAGCGTGGATTGAACGGCTGCTGTGCTTTTCGCTGGCGGTCGTTCTTTTTTTTGTATTTAAATGTTAAATATTGCATAATATAAGAAAATATATTGTGATTTATTTTGCTGTTATATCACAATGTAGTATATTTGCATTGTGATAATAAACAACAGATAATAATAGAACCGGCGGCAACGGATAAGCGGCGTAAGACTATGAAGACAAAAATTCAATTTACAGATTCATACAGTGGTAGAGCAATTAATATAGTTATCAATCTCACAGACGGTGAAAAGGAATACTACTTAAGAGAAGATGGCAAAAATGTCATTTATAACAAAATGTCTTCTTATCAGAGAGCAAAAATAGAATCATTCTTTGGGAAGATGAATGCATACTATACCAAAATTGAGATTTTATAAATAAAAAGTTAGGGCGACGAATTTCTTCGCTGCCCTAAATATTAAAATGTGGTTTAAACCACAATGACATTTTTAATGTCGTTTCAATCCACGCACCGAAGTGCGACTAACATCGTTGATGTTCGATACAAAGGTGCAACTTTTTGAAATAACGAGCAACAAATTATAAATATTATAAAACATATTAATTATGGCAAGAAGACGATCTATTACCCTAGATCAAGAGTCTAGGGTATTGTCCCTATATAAGGACGGGATGGCTATCAAGGAAATAATGAAGGAAACAGATATAAAGTCTGAGCAAACGATATATAGGATATTGGACAGCAATGATGTGCCAAGACGTCCCAAGGTTAGAGGTGTAAGAAAAATATTTGTCACGATAGAGGAGGATGTAGCTGCTATCTTAGATAAGGAGCAATCGGTATCATTATATGTCAATGAGGCTATAAGATACTATCACGGTAACCGGCATTAATTGCCGGTTATTTTTTTTATTAAAACTATATTTAAAATCACGTTTTGAATCGTGTTGTTTAGATAAATTAAAGTCATATCATTTCGCAGTACCCTAAAAATACCCACGAGAAGGAAAATATTAAAAATATACCAATACTTTTTGTATAACACCCGATGTTTTTTTATCAAAGCTTTGATATATCTTAAAAATATACCAATTATATATTATATTTTTTCGATACGTAATAAGACAGTGCTGCTACAGAATAAATTGCAGCGCAATCATCTGAACCATTATAGTCCAATACTCCATCCATAAACTCATTGTATTGCGGTATCTTGTCATAGTCTGAACGGAACATCATATTATTTTTGATAAAATCCAAAAAAGCAGATATCCTAGCGTCTGCTCCCATATTTTTATGTATGATTCTGACATCATATCTATCCCTTAAGCCCCGTGCTATAGGGAAATAATTTTTTTCACTTTCAAACAAGATCTCCGCAGGAGATATCCCTTCTAAAAATGACAGAAGAACATTTTCATCAAATGAACTTATATATGTAACATTATCGATATATATTCGCTCATTTACATAACATGAAACCATAATAAACTTTCCGGCATATTCGGGAAGAACATATACAAGTCTTGTTCCCTGAATATTTTTAGATATATCATAATATCTCATATCTTTATTTTCCTGCTTAATTTTACTTCGTTTCCTTTTCAAGGAGAAACGAGTATATTCATCCTTGAATACCCATACGGTAATATATCGCAGACAATCCACCAAGTGACCGTATCTCTCATAAGACTGTCCTGTAATCTTATCATTTACTCTTTTTTTCAGCACCCCTCCATTAACGTCCTTCTTGGCATTGTTATAATCGACTATCGAGTTTTTACATCCATCATCTACCGAAAATGACATTCCCGAGCCTCCATCGAGCATGTAGTTTACAAATTCACCTGACATCGGTACGGACGGGTTAGAAGCCGGTATCCTCTCCTCAACATGGTAATCGCTTTCCAGCCCTTCCACGAACTTATCAAGAAACGATCTCTTCTCTTCGTCTATAGTGTTCCCGTTTCTTGTCGAAGCATCTCCGTACAGATACAGCATATCATTATACTTTATTGATTTCAGGTAATCTACCGCCATTTTTGAAGCCTGTGTTACCGTGTTGAACGGATCACTGGCGCATATCTCGTTAAACTGCCTTATACTACTTCCATCCACTTGGAAAAATGATATTGAAATATAAGGGAGCACATTGTTATCAATTGATATATGAACCGGCATCCCTTTAATGTAGTGTGTCGTTTTTATGTGTTTGTTTGAATCAAATGCATACAGGAACTCTCCTCCTGTCTTAATGCTTCCCCATTCTCCCAATGCGTATACCCTGTAGTAATTATAATCATGATCCTTGTACCATTGGTAATTAGATATCGTCTGTCTGTCATAGTATCCATACTTCCCGTCCGGAGAACCTACTACCCAGAAGTTGTTCTTATACGAAGAATGCAGCTCTACCGTATCCGATGGATATCTTTCCATTTTTCCCGTACGCTCATTAGCTATCATTCTAGATTTATTATATCTCTTTCCTAATATCCGGCTATAATCCTTAGGTAATAAACTCCTTTTTATCGGATATCTTACTTTCCCGTACAAATCATTCGGATGCTCATCCCACTCGTATGTATCAAGGATCTTGGTTTTTATCCACGAGTCCTCTGATACTGGATTAAAGTTGCATATAATCTGTAGGCCCTCCTTTCCTCGTAGGCGGAAACGTATCTGTGTGAAATCCTCATATTCAAACTCAGTGGCCTCTTCCATCACTATCCAGCGATATCCTGTGATAGACTTTATCTTCTCGGGATCGTCCAATCCTGTAAAATCGATTTTGCAACCATTTATACAGGTTATATTATTTTCCTTTAGAGCGAAAAACTGACTCAATTGAAGAGCTTTCATTTGGGTCTTAAACTCTTCATATACCGTATTCTTAAGACTAGCTCCAACTTTTCTCACAACGAGAGCTGAACCTTCTCCGGAGAATACAGACAACAACACGGATTGTGTCGTAGATACAGATTTCCCTGATGAAGAACCACCTCTGTTTATAATATACCGGATATCCTTGTCATGCATCGCCTCACGGATATGCCAAAACAGGGGATTAAACAATTTATACGAGAACACCATCTCTATCATTGCTCGTCCCCAATTATCATGCGCACATTGGTACTGACATCACTTTTTACTGGAGCATCCCATCCAAGCATCTTGCTTATCTGTGTAATGGCGGCTATTTTGCTATATAGCCGTATCTCTACTCCATATTGAGTATTCTTAATCGATTGGATGCAACATCGGACTGGTTTTGGTATATCATCAAGAGAACGGACAATAAACGTATCTTTACCTTTTAATTGAAGATCTATAGGGTCTACATTTACCACATTTGTAAGGAAGCGCAATGCATCTTCCTTCTTCATATCAGACTTTTTTAAGATATCAGCCTGCAATTCATTTACACGGGATGCGACAGATGGATTTCTCAGCAATTCAAATGCACGCTTACTAACGACCCCATCCTTCCATCCAATACTATTAGGGTAAGCTTTCCGATATGCATCTGTAGCATTACCTGTTTCTATATAATAATGACAGAAATTTTCTCTATTTGCTACGAGTTTTTTTCCCATAAAAGTCTTTTCGTCCGAAGAACGTACCGTGCTCCTTTACACGGAAACATTATAATTCAAAGTTACAAAAAATCTGAATAAAAACAAAACTTGTCATTTAATTCATTTTCTTAAAAGTTCTTTATCATGTAAACCGTGATCACAAGCTGTCTTATAAGATCGATCCCGTAGTTCGTTCAAATTAATATTGCTCATTTCCTTATTCCTAATTTAATTTCTTCATCCTTGATTATTTTCCCAATCTTATCGGCTTCCTCATATCGTTCCTCCCTTATCAACTTTCTTTGCAGCTCCGAGAGCTGGTTAAGGAAAACAATATCGTTACGATCTGACACACGACGGACATATCTTTCTATCTCATCCAGCTTATTCTCCATGCGTATATGCCACTTGCTTACCAAAATTAAAGTAAATGCTAGAGCACAAACATTTAATGAGGCAAGGATGAATTTAAATATTAATTCTGCTATTTCCATAATCATATCAGTTTTAATGCTTCCTGTAATCCAGCTTCAAGTGCTTCTTCGTAGGCATCCCATAATAGGCAATCGTTACCATACAAACCACTTCCATCTACAAAGCTATCATCGTCAGTCTTACATATATCGTACCCATACCCATGAACTTCTTTAATGATGCAGATATGCAGGTTCTTAGTTTCACGAAGCCACTTTTGGGCAACATACAACACTGGACACAAAAATTCAACTGGTTCGTTATCTATTTCCGTACAACATGACATACTTTGCGGAATGTCGTATCTTCTAATAATATTATCGCAACTTATTGTGTGTTCACACTTCCAATTAAACCCTTTCTCTTTCAGCAACTTTGCTGTTTCTAATGTCACAAGTTCTTCGGTCATAATTATTCTTCTATTATTATACATCCAAACAATACCCCTAAAAATTCCATTCCAAGTTTAGAAACGTAGTACCCAATTTGTTTTTCAATCTCAAACTGTCGCTTTTCTGCATATCCGATAGATACCAGTTCTTCCCAGTCCTTATCCGGGTTGTTTACCACAAATCGGTTACGATAAGCATTATATCTATTTCTCTTTATTTTACCACGATCAAACCCTATAGCATGTTCCATTTTTTCTATTTGTCTTAATGATAATTTTACATCATACATAATTATTCTTTTTAGGTATTTCTATGTTATACATTTCTGCTAATTTATAAAACTGTGTTTTCACAAAGGGAGCATCTTTTAAGGCATCCAATATTTCATTTTCCGTTTTAGCTCCTTCAACAAGAAAAACAGTCTTACTTCCATGTCTATAATCATCTGGGCTTGCATTAAAAGCTAAGCATCCGAAATGCATATATGCAAAAAACTTGAAACAGTATTTATTATTGAATAATAGATCAAATTTATCATTTTGATCTATGCGTTCAACTCCATATATTTCTTCTTGAGTAAATTCTCCAGAAATAGCTCTAAAATTATGACCTGGGTATCCACACGTCCCGAAATATGCCATTCTTTTCATAGTTGACAATCCTTATTTAATTCATCCAACACTTTCTTTACTAATTCATAGCGTGGTAATTGCCAATCCTTCGCAATATCATCTATTTTATCATCATAATGATTGTCGTAAACATACTGATTCAAGTTGTCAACAAATCCATCACCGTCAAGTCCTTCATTGCAATCATCATACATGTTAAGTTCATAGGCTAACTTGGAGCATTCACTGTGACTTACCCAGTCATAAACACGACCGTCATAAACATTGGTCTGTCTGTTATATTTTTCTCCAACGGAAATTACTCCACCGCAAAAATTGCACCTGTGCTCTTTACGAGCGACAGGAGTTTTATCTCTTAACACTTTCATAGTTATTCTCCTTTCTTCTTTTCACATTCTTCACAATGCAACTTGTAAGCATGGGCAAACATTCGTAGAGTGATAGGTTCAAAGAGAAAATCCTCCTGTTTCCCTTCTACAACAACAGAAACACACAATTGTCCATCACAAAAGTCAATATACGCTTCACCACCTCCATTTCCTTTAATGGAAAGTGTTTGTGTCTGTACGATATTCATTATTCACCTCCTTTAAACATAACGTTTAATAATAGTACCGAATGAATGATACCGATACCAAACTATATTTCCACGCTGAATTTCAGTAAGCCAATCACAAGCCTTAAAAACTTGTCCTACATTGTATAGGAATGGTCTTTTTTGTATTTTTCTTTTTATTCTTGCTTTCATTGTTCCTCCTTTCCTTTAAAGCATTCGATCAGTTCGTCTACAGTAGCCTTGTGAACGGTATCTATATTAACATCAATATCATTGTAAACCCAATAGGAAGAGAACTTGATTGCAGGACACATAATCCATTTATTCCCATCCGTAAACCATTGGTACTTGTCCGTATCATCCCTTAATGCAGCGATAGCCAGAAAAAGTTCTTCATTCGCTCCGCAATCAATAAGACCATCTATTTCTTTAAGACCATTTGTATCATAATCGTCCAATGAATAAACCGAATTAATTCCAAATACACAAGTAAATAGATTATGCCAACCTAAATATGGATTACAATAATAGCCAAGTTCTTTTAATCTATTTCTAATATTAGCAGTATTCTTGTGTATAAAACACTGTGTTGTAAATCCCATAATTATTCCTTCTTCCCAACTTTAACATATCCGTTTTCAATGCACCAGCACAACATATCGTATGCTGCATCAATGAGTTCTTTACTCTCTGTAATCTTTATAATAGACCTAGTATAAAGTTCCACATACAAGCACGTATAGCTATCTGCAAGTTTTTGGATGGTCAGCACTTCTTTGCCAATAAAGCAAGGCAGTTTATCGAGAATATCCTGCAAGGTGTAAGTTGTACGATAATAGTTGTAATTCGTATCAGCATCCAGAGAGGTTACAACCATGTTGTCTGAATCTGATTCATTCCACTCGAAACACATGCTCCCATCGCTCGTATCAAACCCAATCTTCTGCAAATGCTTCATCTGTTCAACTGATAACACCTGTTTCATTTCTTTCCCTCCTCCGTTTTAATCTCTGTTATTTTGCCACGACTGACAAAACACTGACCTATTCCCAAATCTAGTATGGCACAATAGTTATCATCTAAAAGATTACAACATTCTCGGGATAAAGAACATTCATTACAAAATCCTTCTGATGATTCATGCAGCACTCCATCAATTATTATTCCGTTCTTTACTTCCATATCTCAATCTCCTTTTTCTTTAATCCGTTTCAGTACATCCCTGTTGGCTTCGAGTATATCATCGAAAGACGGGATGGGCATCCACATGTCACACTCGTAGCCGTTCCAATCTTCAAATTCAAATCCTCCGTCTGTCGCAACGTATGGCGATCTCCCGGATGAAACAACGATATAGCCACTAACAATCGCTCCATTTGATACCATTCTGCAAAGGACAAGCTTGTTTGGTTCCGGCAACCGTTCATTAACACTTATCCAAGGAGATTGCTTTGACTGCCATTCGACACCTAATATAAAAGGACATTTAACATTTTTGCTACTATAATATCCATCATATGCCTGTGCATGATTAGGGCAATCTTGACAGCCCATTTCGCATTGTGAGCTTATTGCCGCTTCTTCTACTGTCTGTTTCATATCTTATCCTTTCCACCTATCCTAAAAGCATATACATTACTACTAGGAATAGATAATAAATTGTTGTTTTACTCATTTCTTTCTTTTGTTATTACATATTGCAATCTCCACACATATCCACAAGGCGATCAAATTCTTCTCGTGAGTATTCAACCCCATTAATTACGATTACCTCGCTACCATTTTCGTCAAAATAAACTCCATCATTCATTTCTCATTTCGTTTTACGCCTATTCATAAGGGTTTGTTTTACAGTAATTTTTATTTTCTGACATATTCAGTAGCTTATTTAAAGAATCATCTGAAAGAAGATGTTTGTTGCTAAAGTTTCCAAGCATTGAACGAGGTTCAATATTTTCATATCTCATAAATTTCTGTATCTCGTATATATGAAAAAGTAAACCTTCACAATCTACTTCATAGTATTCAATGCCATCGTCATTACTGGCCGATACTTCGTAACCAATCCATCCACCATCTCCAATATAAGTACTTATCTCAATATTACGGCAAAAACCGTAACTGATAAGTAATAGCCTTAATACATCTTTTCCACTCATATTCATTCCTGTTCCATTTTGAATTATTTTTTTATAACTACCGCCATTGTACTAATAGAAGTGCCACTCTCTTTAAACTCGCTTGCGCTGATTTCAAACACTTCTCCATGTACTTCTTTCAGCCAGTTGCGGAAATCAATACATTTCTTTTCCGAAGCGAATTTCCAGTGTTGACTGGTTATTGCTGCAAGCGTGCCGCCTTCTTCCAATCGATCATACATAAGCCTGACATGCTCTATATCCTGATTACCGGAAAACGGAGGATTTGCAATAATCTTAGTGTAACTACCTACACTGTCTTTGGTAAAGTCTTCATCAAGCAATATTACGTTGCTAAGGGTGTGAAGAAATTCTCTGTTTTCCGGCATCAGCTCATAACATTCAACTATTACAGAAGGACAAGCTCGGTGGATTGCTTTAATAAGCGCGCCACGCCCGGCACTCGGCTCCAGTACCGTATCATCCTCACGTATTCCCCCGGCAAGCATAACCAGCCAGTCGGCAACATCGGCCGGAGTCTCAAAAAACTGGTATTTCTGTTGAAGGTTACACCGCTTACCTTCTTTCAAGATGGAGAACACACGTTCCGGATTAAAAGGAAATGTGAAACCCTGTATCTTCCCACCTTGCCATGAGCCGCCGGCTTCTTCTATCCACTTCTTTGCTTCAGCATAGGATTTTTTGTTGAATTGAACTTGGGGAAGTTTGAGAACACCATCCACAAGAGTACAATGTTTCAATATCTCTTCCACGCTCCATTTCTTACCTTCATCAGCCTGTTTTTTCTTTTCGTCCGTTGAAGCGTCCGGCGCTAAAAGTGAAGATATTTTTTGAACAACTATGTTGCTTGCGTCCATGAAGGCACTGACGCAAGATATCGCTTCTATCAAAAAATCAGTGTCAACACACCCGGTATCGTCATAGATGTCTATCCCTTCGGTCATGGATGACAGTTCATTGAGCTGCGCTACACTACCATGTAACATTTCGATTAAAATCTTTTTTTTGTTCGTCATAACTTTTCTGTAAATAAATTCTTGTTGTGTCCACACTCCCGTGACCTAGAAGGTCAGCCAGTTGAATAACATCTTTGTTTTTTTTCAGGAACATCTTAGCGAAAAAATGGCGAAAGGCGTGTGCGTGCATCTTCCTTGGATCAATGCCGCAATGTTTCCCCCATGCTTTCAAGTGCTGGGAAAAGCCTCTCTGGGTCAACGGTCCGAATCTCCCTACCGCAAAAAGCCCAGTCTTACCATGTTCCTTAGCATAGGCTTTCGCTTCTTGCTGCAATTGCTTTTGGAAAAAAAAACGTCTGTACTTGTTGCCCTTTCCTTTTAATGTCACTTCCCCGGATATGATGTCTTCCCACGTAAACTGCTGGAATTCCGACAGACGGGCGCCCGTTGTTCCCAAAACCTTAATAAAGAAATAGTAATCCTTATTGTTTTTTGCCTTGAGATATTCCAACAGCCGGTTATATTCCTCCTCGATCGGCACATTGTTCACATCAAGCTTGCGCTTTATTTTGGGACGCTTCAGTTCTATAGGCTTCTTCAGCCATTTGGAAAATCTTTCTATTGCTGTAATTCGCAAACGGATGGTAGCGGGAGATAATTTTTCTTCTTCAAGACTTTTTATAAACCTCCTGCAATTATCCATGTTTACCTCATTGGCGTATTCGAAATACTTCTTCATGGATGTGTAATATATATAAACTGTATGAGAAGAGTAATCATTGTTGTCAGTCAGCCATATAATGAAATCATTAAGTTGTTTCTTGTTCTTATCCGAAATGACATCAAGTTTTTCCAAAGGTTTCACCGCCTTTTCCCTTTTTCCATATCCGATGTTGAGAAAGGATAATAGATCGCATATAGCTGAACACATTATGGAGTGACGCACCATGACATCTGCATTTTCACGCTTGTAATTCAAATAACCACGGCGGTTCACTTCTTTGGTCATCTCTAAAAAATCCGTGACATGCTTGATATATTTCCCGACAGTATCATAAGTCCTGCCTGTTGTGTATAAGTAAGAAATATAATCAGTTAATATCTTCTGCCTGTCATTATTCATAATCTTGTTTAATTAAATTATACCAATCATTGCTATCTTCAAAAAAACATCTGTATCCATTAGCCGTATGTTTGCCTCTCACTTTCCGACATATAGCACTGATCAAAGAAGGAGCCACGCCAATCATCTTACCAGCCATTTGTATCGAGGGGAATACTCCACATAATTTCTCATCCTTTATCAAAACAACGCTCTTTTTATTCATGCCTGCACCAGTCTTATGCCAAGCCCCACGTCCTTTAGACAGATTTTTTATACTTCTGGCCTTGGAACGTTTTGAATGATAAACCATTTTACGACCCTTGTTGCGAGAAACACAACCTTTTAGAAATCGTCCGGTAATTAAGTCTCTCTCAAATCGCTCAGGCGGTATATATAATTCACTCATTTCTAATTTGATTTACACTAATTCAATTATAGCCTTCTTTAAATTAACAAATAAAGGTATTGCTGACATGCCCCCATTGTAATCCAACTGTCTTAAAGATGGGACAACCTCTCCGTTATCATCAATTTCATAATCTGCGATATAGGCTAACTTCTTTGCTTCGGGAACCAATATCCTTTCATTGTTCCTTTCATGAGCCATGACCGTTATACAGACCTTGCTTCCAACAGGAAATCCTTGGTTAGATTCAATGTATTCCTTTTCCAACTGAATTTTCTGATTTTTCAATTCCCTTATTTTTGAATCAATATCATTTTTCTTTGTCTGAAATTCTTCTTTGTTCATTTTTTTTCCAAATTAGACATCACACATTTAATCACTTCATAAATGAAAATAGCAAGAAAAATAGTAGTCCATGGATATTGGTTTATCAGTTCATAAAAATCTTTCATAGTTTTACCTCCTTCCACTCACTTTCTATAATCACATGTTCACACTTATTACACCTATGCAAATAAGTTGGGAATGGTGC